TCACCTACACCGTAAGTTATACCTGTTCCGAAATCTACTAATGTTTGTGCAGAGTTTGCAGTTGTTGAATTTATTAATGTAGTGTTCTTATACAAATCAACATTAATAGTCCCTGTATTTGTTCTCACTACTGACTTGTATATTTTTCCTGCAGTCCAGTTATACTCATCAACAAAATAAGTTGTTCCAGTAATCAAATCTATTTGATATGATATTGGAGATATAATGTTGGTATTCGCTGATAGAAACATATTAGCAGTTACTATCGTGGTTGTGGCAGATAAAAAGTTTGAATTACATTGAGTTTGAGTGTAATAACTTGTGTTTGCTGATAAAAAGTTTGTAGAATTAATAGGAGCAAATGCTAATGAAGTATTCGCACTCAAATATCTATTATCCCAGTTTGTAGTGGCGGATAAATAAAATGAATCCGTTTGAGCACTTGAATAATAAGAACTTAATACTATTGAAATATCTTCTGTAATAGTTGTTGCTGAAACCATCAAATTTGTATATCCAGTTGATTCAGCAAACTTCAAATCTGTATAAGCAGATGAAGGTAAATATGATGTTGTAAATATCGTGTTTGCTGATAAAAAATTTGCGTCAGTTTGAGCACTTGTATAATAAAAATTCATATCAGGAGTAGCACCTGAAGGTCCGACTGGTCCTTGAGCGCCTGTTGCTCCACTTGGTCCAACTATACCTTGAATACCTTGTGGTCCTGTCGCTCCGGATGGTCCTACAGATCCTTGAATACCCTGCACACCTTGCACACCTTGTGATCCTTGAGCACCTGTCATTCCAGATGGTCCTGTTAATCCCTGAATACCTTGTGGTCCTGTATTACCAATTGGTCCTTGAGCACCAGTCATACCGGATGGTCCAGTTATACCTTGTATTCCTTGAGGTCCTTGATTTCCTTGAACCCCTTGGATTCCTTGCACACCTTGAATACCCTGAGATCCTTGCACACCTTGCAAACCTTGTGGTCCAGTCTGACCTGATGGGCCAGGAATTCCTTGAGGGCCTTGTGGGCCAGTGGAACCAGTATAAGAATAAATGAACGCTAATGTTTGTGCTGAATTTAATACTTCATCCTGAAAATATATCACACCAACCAAATCTGTAAATCCGCTTGATTGTAATACATCACCACTAATAGTCCTTCCAGTGTTAGAGTGAATAACACTTGACATCTTGTTTATATAATTACTGCGTTCTGGCATTTATTTTATATATTATTTTTTAAATTACAAAAAACTCAAATCAAAGGAACTAACAGCCGTTTGGTCTGCATATGTTTTTCCACTTTGAAATGCAATAGGATAGAAATATGTGTATCCTGATAATAATCCATCTTGGAATCCTATCCAATAAGTAGCCGTTGAACCAGATGCAAATCCTTCAAACCAACCCGTAGTATATCCCGAATTATAATAAAAAGGATAAAAACTTGAAGCATAAGTCACACCTGAAGTTAATCCTGCTTGATAAAATGGATTTACAACTATCGTAGAACCTGTATAAGGTCCAAGATATAAACTTGAATAGGAAGTATATCCACTATCAAATGTTCCTATGGTGCATGAACTTAATGAAGTCATAGAAATATAATCTATATTATTATAATATCTTGACTGGTCATACGAGTCAAAGGAATAAGTAATTATATAATGTTTAATAGCCTTTGAATGTTCCACTGTTCTTGTTCCAGTTCTATCCAAAGGGCCGAATCCAAAGAATGATTCATCTTTGGTTATATTTATATATCCTTTTTGTTGTAATGTGGAACTATCTTCACCATCTATCAAAGAAGCAAATTGGTCTACTCTTGAATATCCATCGAATGCATATTGCTGACCTGGGTCACCTAATCTTGTTGACTCGGCAGTTTCAAAACAAATATGAAAATCTATACTTTGTACGCCTTCAACTGTCCTACCATTTATCATAGTATTTGTTTGAATAGTATTTATATCTATGAAGCATGCAGGATATATAACTCCAGGGTCTTCATCTGGATTATCTATTTGATTCAACCATTTATTGTAAGTTCCCCATCCAAGAGGTTTTAATTGTGTCTCAAATATCTTACTAAACATTAAGAATAAATATCTTCTCATCGTTACATACTATTTTTTATGGTGTCATCCAAATAACCTTCTATGAATTTACCAATTTGGTCTTCCATCCATTGAGGAGCTTCCTCACCATCCTTCGGCAAGAATGGGCGTGCAGGAATATATGCAGTTCCATCTTGGTGATATTCTGCATATGGAGTATCGACTTCAATTGTAATTGAATGTTCCGAAACTTCTGTTACTTTCATTGCATTTATCATATGACCTTTATCAATAAGGATTTTTGTATTACCTTTTGTTAATGGTTTATAAGTATGACCACGATAATCATTCAATCCTGTTTTGCCAGGTCTTGGATATTTACGGAATTTAATACCTTGATAAGCTTGCCCCTGTGAATCCACATGCGGTGCCCATAGAGTATTACCTTCTATATCAACCTGTTCATTACGAAGTCTTTTCTTTAATAAACCTATAACCATTTGACCCATTTCATAATTGAGTGCAGGTTTGGATAGGTTTGTTAAGGCACCTAATTCTAATTTAGCCTTTACTTCTGCTTTCATTTCTTGTATATTTTATTTACTTTGAATATATTACCTGATAAGACTGGACTCATAATTGTATCTTTTTCAGTGTCACCTTCATCTTCCAATTCATCTTCATTCATGTATTCATAAGTAGCCCAACATCTACAATTTGGTTCACAACTTCCTGGAAAATAAGATAATATAAAAGGGTCATCCATTCTAAAACATTGGTCATTTAATTCCACATGCTCTTCTCTCGTTCTATCATCCATTACAGCATTCCAACGAATCATATATTTCTCTTTTTTGTATTGCATTTTTTCAAATACATCAGCAGAATGAGTAAAGTTATTAACAGTATCACTTTCAGTCTCCAAGTAACTTTTATTATATACTTTTGAAACATAATCAACTTTCTCGGCAAACTTTTCTTTTAATTCATTACCAGTGTAGTCCTTAGCGAGTTCCTTATATTCATCATGCAATCTTTCAAAATACCTTTCTCCTTTTTTCTCTGAAACGTCTAATAGATTTTGTGACATCTTTTCTTTCATATCAGTTGATAATGCATTCATAATATTATCCTTTAAGTGTGCATGCGTAGCTTCCACATATTGTTTATAGAACGCATTGTGTTCGAGAGTATTATTCTCAATAGCCTTACCTATATCCTCCATGTGATGAGTAGGATTTACTTTAATAATAGAATCAACATTATTATTAATCTTCGTTCTCGTCTGTTTCGTTGTTGGCATCCTTTTCGTCTTTTTTATTTAATGTTGACACAGTGTCAACATTATTTTCTTGACCTGGTTGTGCGCGTGGGCCTGTAATTATAATACCAAAAGTTTCCTCTAAATTTTGTGGGTCAACCTCAAAATAAGGAAGGACAGTCTTTAAATATTCATTCAATTCATTTGGGCCTATATTAGCAATAGCTTCGTGTGCAAATTCTAATCCTTCTGGAATATATCCAAGAGTCACCCAACGAGGCATTATATAATCATTCATATAACAGTCTAATTCAAATACCTTATTACCAAGTCTCTTTTGGAATTCCTCATTACCTGATTTACTATTTGAATATGCACCGCTTTTCTTATCATTATTACCTTGGAGTTGTTCGTGTCCTAATATATGTTTAGATATTTCTCCATTGGCAAATTCAAAGAATCCTTTGAATATATTTACTGCGTCCGTAGAAACAGGTGAAAGTAATTCAAATATTTCCTCTGGGTCTTTTACCATAACAACCTCTGCTCCCATTTCTTGTAATTGTCTTGCGATATTCTCGCGTTCTGCTGGATTTTGTTTGGTTGTAGAAAATATCTTTTGTGGAGTTCCAAATGCTTCAATATAGTCAATATATGCATTGGTGCAAACCCTTTTATATAAAATTATTGGTGCGAGTTCCATCAACTTACCGAGATTAGAAGGCCCTTGATTAGTAAGATATTCCCAATTCCATAAAGACATTTCAGGGTCATATCTTACATTGTAAGCATCCTCTGTTGTGTCGTTTGGAACTGAAATAGAACCATTATCAGGTGTCCATGAAATAAGACCTGACTCAGGCTGATAAAACCAGCGTGGAACTGAAGCCCAATCCATAGAACCGTCTGTTTGAATAGAATTTAATTGTATAACTGAAGGGCCGAAATATTCACAGTTGAGCCATTCTGTTTCTAAGTTACGAAACCAAGTCTTTTGTATTCTTTGGTCGAACTCTTCAGCAATCTCACCACGAGTTCCATCTGCATTCTTTTTATATAAATGATAAGGAATAGAAAGAACCTGTTGATTATAATAATCCATAGTTGACTTTAAAGATGTATCAAGAATTATGTCCCTGTATATTCTGAGTAATCTCCATCTCCAGTACGTTAATTCACTTTGTTGTAATGAGGTGAACCATGAGGCCACACTTTCTAAGGTTCTTGTGCGATATGCCCTGTTCCTAATATCTTCAGATGGAACTGCGCCTACGAACTGACCCAGTTTGCGTGGATTTTCTTTTTCTATTTCTTTTGTTTGGTCTAATGTTACTGACCCCTTTGGAGGAATATTAGTATTAACTGGTTTTTTTGAAAATGTTATTTCTCTACCAAATATATTCATAGGTTATTATTATTTTTTAATACTGACGATTATTTACTTTAAATTTACTTGAGTTTAATAAAACTGTTGTAGTTGAATCATATGTAATATTCTTTTGTGGAAAATCATCAGGAAATAAACGTCTCATACTTATATCCTTGAGTTGTTGCATTGTATCCGAATAATTTGCTTGAATAGAAGTAGGAATAACATTTGTACTCACTCTTTGATAAAGTTCATATAAGAATATATGAATAGTCATTAGGTCAAACATGACATATGTAGAACCTGTAAATGAAAGTCTATTCCAATCATAGAAATTTGCGAGATATAATCTTAAAGTAGCAAGTGAATGGTCTAATACGTCTGAAAGAATTGGATATTTTCTAATAGTGTCTCCTGAACTTATACTTCCATTTGGAATTTGTTGAATATCCTCCAGCAAATTAGTTTTAAAATGCGGTGTGAGGTCTGAAATGTAAATCAATGCCATAATTATAAATAGTTATTTTTTAAAACTAAGTTGGTATTTTGTTTTATATATTAAAAAATTATATTCATAAATTATGAAAAATATTTGGTTTGACATATAATATAAAGAAAGGTTGTTTAGGACATATTATTCATAATCGTTCATATCAATATTAAAATCTAAATTTTGTATTATTAACATGTTTGAAAGGTTTATTACCACCAATAGTATTTAAATATATTGCTGAAATTAGACTATCAGGGAAATCATCTGCTATTTTATTATGTTCGATAGGTCTCCACGCGAATAACTGGTTTAAAGCTTCGTTCATATCGGGAGTGTCTTTCAAACTTACATCAAAAACTATTTCATCCCTAATGAAATAAGGACTCATACTTTCAATCTTCAACACTTTATTCTTGACTTCCTTTATAGGAATACCTGGCAATCTCATACTCGTTAATTTTTCAATTTCTTTTATTGCTTTAAGCGTCCAATCTTCTTGATAGAATGTTCCATCAAAATAAAATGTTGGATATATTTGTTTTTCAATTAATTCTTTATATTGAGTAGCAATCCACATTAAACAACTTTCGATAGTTCCTTGTCTTACATAAAGATTTTTAATATAATATTTATCCTTTGCGATAGTTAGAATTACTACTGATTTATAATCACCGGCGTCAGTAAAAGAACCATCAAGATATATTATAGTCCTCTGATTATCCTCATTAAGAAATGAACCATAATATATTTTTTCAGGTGGAAAGTATGATGAACCTGCATATGGCTGATGCATATACTCTCTATTAAAGAATATAGGTGTTAGAGTCTCACGCTTATCCATGAGTGCTTGCGTACTGAAACGTGCAGGCCAAGTAGATTCCAAGTTAGAGTCAAGGGCATACATAGTAAAGACTTGACAGTTTTTCATATTAGAAACTATTTTCAATAACATATTACTATGATATTCATTCCCTACTAAAATAACCTTCCAACGATTTATGGATACGCAACCCATTAACTCTGACTTGAAATATATTTCAAGATTTTCTAACCTTTGTTTATTAATACAAATCTCCTGAGTGTCTATATCATCGCAACAGCACAGGGTTGGTCTATAACTTTTGTATATAGTTCCACGAATTGACTGACCTATTCCGAATCCACAAAAGAAACAGTCTATACTCATATCTTTATTCTGTACTACAAAGTCACCTTGATATGAACTAACTTCAAAAGGTCCGAAATCATCTATGAGGTCTTGGTTATGTTCTAACTCCACGCGCACGCGCTTGAGCATAGAATGTGAAAATGTTTCTGTCTTTGAAACATACATAACGCAATGAATTTCTTTGCGCATGAGAGTAAATAATTGAATAAAGAATAACATAGTTGACTTACCGAATTCACGTGGAAGCTTCAACACTGAAAGGAATTTGGTATTACATGCAAGATATGCATTTACGAAATCCAAATGCGTTTGCGCGAATGGAATGAACTCTCCAGTATCTTCGTGCAAACAGTGGTTATATAAATAAGTCTTGACGAATAATTGGAAGTCATTTAAAACTAATTCCTTATTAGTAACAAAGGTCTTCTTTGGATTCTTGACGTATTTGTATAGGCGTTGGAGTTCATCATCATAATCCTTTTCAGTCTTTAAAGAACCTTTTGGTGCAGGTATGAATATATCTCTATATTCATCCTTTGGTGTTTTCTTTATTTGTGGGCATTCAATCATTCGTCATTCCTTGCCTCCTGTATATTTATAAACTCCTGTACTTGTTCCAATGCAGGAACAGTGTCGATGCCTTTGTTATTTAAGAATATAAACAGTTCATATAAGACTTGACGAACAACCACCGAGTTGAACTTAGAATAACGTGGAGTCACGGCTTTAAGTGTTTCAAGTATAGCAGTTGGATTTGGACCAACTTCTTTTATGGTTTCAATTTTAGATTCCAAATAAGTCATATCAGGGTTATTAGGATTAGTGGAATATATGTTCTTTGTTTCTTTTGTTTCATAACCACCTATTAACTTTTTCATTCCTTCTTGAGCCATTTTAAGCATTTGACCCATAGAATTCTCTTTCGATATTAATTTTGCTTTATCCCATTGAACCTTTAATTCAGGGTGGTTATTTACATGTTGTTGAATCCATCGTTCAGTCCTTCCAACGAGGTTAGAAGCGGCTGTTATTGAATAATAACCCGATTCAATCAAGGCACAAATCTCATAGAAGTCTGTTAAGGCTTTTTCGGCGACTGGAGTTAGTTCTTGGTTATACGGTTGTTTCAACGCCTTTTGAATGCGATTGTTCTTTTTCTTTACAATATCACGGGTTATAATAACCTTTTCTTTTTCGTCTTTTTTTGGTCTTCCCATATTTTAAAACAATTTAATCTATATATCAAATAATAATGGGTTTAAAAGTTACATTTTAAGTTACACCTTTTTTTCATTTAACATAATGTTAATCAGATCGATTTTATTTAAACGGTTACAAACGGATATAGTTTTAATAATAAAATAGTTACAACATTTTATCAGAGAGTTACAATAATTATCGAATTTCGATAAAACCTTTGAAACCC